CACCATCAGCCAATCCTTCAATCATGCTATCTTCAACTGCTCCTTCTGAAATAGTAAAAGCACCTGTTGCATCGATTGTTGCGTCACCTGACATTGGGACATTATCCCAACTATCTACACCATCCCAAACCAAAATTTCACCACTTGCTGGTGTAGAAATATCAGTATCGGAAGCTCCTGAAATAGCTGTAATACCACCACCGCCTGCTCCGATTGTATCGAAATTACATGCAGTAGTAGTACCAACGTTTTCATAGAAACCAGTTGTACCAGCTCCTACGTTTGTATCCAAAAAGATTGCTCCTTTTGAATATCCAGTTTCACCATCAGTAGGTACCGTTGTACCAGAAGCACGTAAAACGTCTCCGTTTACATCTTCTTCAAGTACCAATACTTGTGTGGTATCTGGAGTTTTTGTAATACCGAGGGTCTTGAATTGATCCGCGATATGCTTTCCTCGTGTTCTTTTAGACATATGATTTGCATTGGGGGGCTTAATTATGGAGCGCCCCCCTTATCTCCCAGCTCTTACGTGAGCCGTTTATGCAATTGCGTTCTTGATGAGGTATCCAGCAGTTACATCTACAAGATTTTGATCGTAGCTGTAACGTACACGAACCACATCAGAAACTTTTGGTTCTTCACGATATGTGTCAACAAGACGTGCAACATCAAAGAATGTATAACCGAATGCTGGCATCATCAAAGATGGACGTTCTGGAATGTAGAGCAACCATGCGTCCTTACTCCAGATGCTTGCCATTGAATCTGATTGACCGGGGTCTGAATTGTTGAAGACTGCGTCACCAACAATCACTTTGCTGACATTGAACAATGCAGCCATGCCTGCCTTTGTAGCTTCGTCTGTTAACTGACCACCATTTGTGTACTTCAATTGCTCTCGTACATCTGGGTGATACTTCAATTTCATGAATACATCATGACACAAGACCAAAGTATTTGGTCGGCGACCGATATTTGTAAGAACGGTAGTAATACCAGTCTCAATATCAGTCAAAGGTGTTGACGCATCATTACTCCATTGATCTGCACCAGTAAGAGTAGTGTTGCTTGTCATTGTTCCAGTTGCAGTCATTGCTTGTTGCAATGCTCGCTCTTGGTTTCCCCAAATGTTATCCATCAATACTGCGACTGCGTCACGTTTTGGATCGTATGGATCATCTGAGTTGTTGATAAATTCATCTGGTACTAATTTTTCAAGTGAACGTTCGCGACATTCATAAGTACCTTGTGAAACACTATAATCAACTGTTGCTGCGCGTGTACCCGGAGCACGGAATAAACCGTCTGTGTATACGCGTAGGTTCTCCTTACCGTATTGAGCGAATTTACCTGTCTTCTCCTTTACTTTCAAAGGTGGCAACAAGAGTTCACTAATATAGTTTGGATTTCGATACATGATGCTATATTGCGATAGAATCTTATCTACCTTTGCATCGCCTAATTTAGGGTTCATACGTTTACGTTAGATTAGTAGATTCTATTAAGCATCAGTTGCAGTCACTTCACCAAAGCAGATAAGAACTGACGCTAAGTCATCTGCATCTGCGCTAGTAAGTGCTTTTGCTCCGTATTCCTCGTGCGCTGCATCCGCAACTTCTCCTTTTGAAGCTGAGGTTGAGGTCAAGAAATTACCGAAAGCAACGGTTTCAGCGACCTTGAGTTGTGAAACTCCCTGAACCCGCACTGTTGCTGTTTTCTCCGTTGATGATCCATCTGGAGCATTCTGGAGAATACCGAGAGGTTTTTCGTTTGCGCCACACGCAACTACTTCTTCACTTGAATCCAACTTTACAAAGTAATACTGCAAAGCTGACAAGTCTGTATTAGTTGGGAACGACAAATCGATCTTACCTTCTTCGGTTGATACTGTTCGATCAGCCATATACTTGCGTTAAATGAATAGATTACGCCAATTTATAATCGACGCGGATTTGCTCAAATGATTTATTTTCTTTGAGCATTTGTGTTGCAATCTTCTGTGCGATTGCTGCGTCAACTTCTTTCACTTTGCCTGTATTCATTAGCTCATTTGCAAGCGAGACGATATTATCCTCGGTTGCTTCTTTAGCTGTATGAGTAGAAGCAGAACCACGTACTGACAAGTCTACAGTTTGCACTTTTGAAAGAATCTCAGAGAAACTTTCGCGTTGTGCTTGTGAAAGACCTGCCAAAAATGTGGCAACTTTCGATACTACTTTTTTATCTTTTACAAACCCGACTTTACGAGTTTGACTCAAGCAGAAATCTGTCTCAACCTTTTCAGTCAATTCTGTTAATTCTACTTGTAACTTGAGTTTTTTGTTTTCCTCTTTCAGCGCAGTAACTTCCTCGGTTGCTGTAAGAGTTTGTTCTGGTTCTCCTGATTCTCCTGTTGGAGCTGGTTCATCATCTGATGGTTCTTCTGGCTCCTCTTCCTCTTCTTTATCTTCGTCTTCCTTTTCTTCTTCCTCCTTTGGCTCTTCTTCAGCTTCTTCTTTTGGTTCCTCTTCTGGAGTTTCCTCATTCAATTCCTCTGATGATTCTCCCTCGTCCTCATCAGCCTCCTCTTTTGATTCTTCTCCTTCTGGAGTCTCCTCTGCTGGAGCTTCTTCTGCACTTTCCTCACCTTCTGGCTTTTCGTCTTCTGACGCTTCACCTTCTGGTTCCTCTGGTGCATCTTCTGTTTTTTCTTCAAGCTCGGTCAACATTTTTGTAGCTTCACCAGCTTTGTTCAATGCTGTAACGAGATTCTTGAACTGATGGAACTCATTGAAAGACACTTTGTCTTTTGCATTTAGTTCCTCATAAAGTCGTTTAATTTCTTCCATACTAAATGTGTTATTTTCGATTGATAGAGACATTTCCTCACTCAACGATACAGGTGCGAGACCGCGCACCGCAGGAATGTTTGTGAGGGCAACGCCCATAAATACATTTTTGACCAATTTCCCATTATCGGGATGCGGAAATGACAAGGCAAATTCACTTGACGTGAATCGATAGAGCTTTTTCTTGATTTTAGAAATCCCGAGCTCTGTCCATTCAACAGCCGCCAAGAGCTTGTTGCCGACTTTTGTCAATCCTTTAATCCACCCTGCTGCTTCACCACCCCGATCATGACCGAGATTGATCTGCAATTCTGTTCCGTAGATATTATCCTCGAAATTACGAACGAAATCATTAAGCATTTCGTCGGTAATAGCAAGATCGCGATCTACGATATTGCCTGTTCGTAGCACTTCAATGGTAGATAGAGTAGTTGAACCACCCACCCCCGCTACTTCATCTAGCATTTTGATGTGCTTGAATTTATCTGACAATTTTTGTTTTTTGGCAGCTTCAAAACTTCCTTTATTCTCACTGCAATGTTTACGCGCTTCCGCAATTGACCAATCTTTTACTGGATAACGGAATGCTTGTGTACTTGTTGTTTTCTTTCCTTTTTTTCGACCAATGATAATATCAAGTTTACCTTGACTAATACGTCGAAAACTACCTTTTTTAAAGGCGTCTGGTGGTGCAATTCTGCACGCATGTTCATTTGCAAAAGGCATAATTTTGTATTTTTCTATAAATAAAAACCCATCAATTGACGGGCTCTCATGGAACCTCGGGGTTTTCAGCCACCCGAGGGGCGTTCATTAAGAGTATATCATGCTGCCAACACGCACACAAACACCATTTTCAAAAATGTGTACTGCTTTACATGTTTTATTATAACACATAATTTCAACAACAGCTTCTTTCATAGCCGCTTTGAACAAGAGTTTGCCACATCTATGACACCTCACTTGTTTAACTTTTGCTGGAGATTCGCTCCTTGATTTCGCGTTGTACGTCCGCATTGCCTCGATTGATTACTTTTTTTAATTGCTTGAAACTGTTGACAACTGGGACTCCTCCTACAGTATCGAATTGATCTTGAATCGTTTTTGGAATTTTCAACGTTCCCTTTTTGACTTCTTCGCTAGGAATGATTTGTTTTTTCTTAAACGGATCATCAATTGGCGTTGCAAATTCTTTAGTAGTCAATGGAACCCAACCACCACGACAATTTGTGTGTACCAAATCCAATTTTGCAAATGGTTCATCGGCTGGAATGATACGTCGATCTAATGACATACATATATTACATGTCCTACCATCAAGAATTTCACTACGCATGTAACCGCTAATGATATTTGCATTCTTTTCAAATACAACACGGCGCCCTCTATTTATATTTTGTCCGACAATGATTCCAACTAATCCTGAAATCAATGCAGCAGCACGATTTCTCAAATCAGTATTCAAGGCACCGACAATTGCAGTTGCAGCGACACCTTTGCTAAATCCGTTTTTTGCCGTTTCTTTTGTTCGTGTTGTGAGAGATTGATTGTATGCCTCAACTAATTCATCTGCTTCAAAGTTCATGATCTGTTTTTCTCTACTTGGTGTAGTTGGTCTATCAACCCCAAGTTCATTTGTTGCAGTTGTTTTTCCAATCTCATGAGCTTCACGCGAAATACCTTTGAGTGCATCTCGAGTTTTAGGCATGCTAATTACTGCTAATCCAGCCAATGCAGACAAATCCTCCTGTTTTATGCCTTTTTCTACCTTTTTTATGGTTCGTTGAATATCTTGCTCTGCAAATTCAACAAGTATATCTCCCAGCTTTTCTTCGAGTTGATCAAAACTTTCATTAAGTAAATGCCAATCAACTTTTTGCTCTGGTTCGGTTAATTTTCTCCAAAATGGATTTTTTTTTTGAGCCAATTCGGTCAATTCCGCGTCTTCTTTAGGTTTTTGCTTTGATGGCGTCTCATCTTCTGATCGCGCTGGTAGCTTCATTGTCTTTCGTACAAATTCATCAACTTCTTCCTCTGCTGGACTTACAAAGCCTGAATTGACCAAAATCTGCATAACTTCTGCAAATTCTTTGAAATCAACAGTACCGAGTGATGCAAATTTCAATTTTGGATACTTTGTAACCTCGCCAAAGTTCAAATCAACAATCTCTTTAATAACTTGCTGGTTAATCTGTTCAGTCATGTATACAGCCTTTTCTTCCAAATGTTGTAAGAAGAATGAAGATTGATCTTTTGATAATGCAAAACTGCCTGTACTATCAGCGCCTAAATTCAAGAACTCTGCAAGAACTGAAAGCATGATCTGACGAGAATGATGATCAATAGATGATTTGATCATGTCACCCATTGCATTACTTTTTGGTGTCAAAATCTCAACTTTGTATCCTTCCTTTACAACCATGTACTGTTGTTGGTTTGCGCGCATGTTCTTGAGCATCTTTTCAAATTCATTCTTATCAGCCTGACCGATACCGCCTTCTGGATATGTACCCAATGGAATACCAACACCATTACGTTCCATTGAAATACCTTGTAATTTGTAAATTTTGTTTTTGATGTAGTAATGAATGTATGCGCTACGCAAAATTGATTGTCCTGTATAATCGTCACCTTCTTTGTCATTAGTCAAAACAAGTAATTTATTCCACGGAATCTCCAAAAATGATGTTGATCTTTCATCATGTACCTGATCATTACGAATAAATTGTGTAATTCCAAGTTCTTTTCCTGAATTGATTGTCCATTTGTGAACAGAATGTGGAATACGTGGCTCAAGATCAGCAAGTATAACTTTGCCTTCACGCATTTCCCATATTTTCTCAAATGGATAAAAACCAAAATCGAGATAGCCTAATGCTTCTCGTAAAAACTCCTTGAATGATCGACGCATGTGAAATAAATTCTCTTCAACAAAATCAGCAATCTCTTGATCCTTTGGATCATCACTTGCTGGCGCAATCATATATTCTGTTGCGAGGATTGGTGTTTTGATCGCGTTCAAAACAGCCTTGATAGAACCATCACCACGACGCATTTCCTCGATCGTATCGATACGAGTATCATCACGCCACAATTGATTTGGTTCTTCTTGAAAAAAACCACCCCAGTATTCGGTTCCCGCGTCTCCGAATCGATCCAGTCGCTCTTTGGTGGTTAATTGACGTGGTTCTGTAGACATAAAATAAAAATCAAAGATAATTTCTCAATATAGTATACCATGTTTTAGAACTTCATTGACATAAGATCGCCAACGATAGTGCCACCGTGGCTTTCTGGATCAACTTTTATCTCGCCATCGGTTAGATCATAACTCTTTTCAAGCGCATATAAAAGCGCGTCCATTCGGTCATCATGCGCAACGTTTGGAAAATGAATCAACTGATCTTTCAATTCTTCATTTTCTGGTCTTAAATGTATTTCTCCTCTCTCAAAAGCCGCTTCGTGCATTTGTAATCGCGCCAACTTATCCTTTCCTTTTGGCGAGACCTGCATGATTGGCATGTTTCGATCTTTTATATGATCCATATTCGGGATTGTATTCTCTCCATTTACCCAAGCCTGAATGATTTGCCATAACGCATTCTGATTCAAAACAACTTCAATCGCTACTTTTTTAATACGATCTCGATTTTCAAGCCACCATTCAACAACAATTCGCGCTTTATCAGTCAATTTCTCGCGTTTACCTGCTGATTTCACGACATATCTGTGCGGATCACCTTTTGTATATGCCAATAAACATAAACCCATTTCATCTGACGCTTCTTTTTCTCCCGCTTGCGGATCAATTGCCATGATTAAATTCATGTTTTTGATCTCAAGTGCATGTGTATAGTAACTATCAGTAATCCATCTCTCTTTAATTGTCTGATCTTCTGCTGCGGCTGGTTCATTCATAAACTCTTGATTGAATGCGCGCGTACCAATCTTTTCTTTCTCACGCATCAATTCATCCATTGTCCACCATAATGCTTTGCCCTCTTCGATTGCTCTACGAAAAATCCCTCCATGTTTCTTATAATATCTTAGCACTTCACAATGCGGATGGATAATCGTACCAACCATTTTGATAAATCCTCGGTCTTTATCTTTTGATGGAAAAATAACTTGATATAACCAATTGTGTAATTTCTCGCGTCGTTCTGGAGATGATACTTGTTCGTCATCTTCAATATCATCACAAATGATTTTGGTTGGTCGTTGGTTTTTAATGTTTACACCACGTCCCTTACCAGCGCCACGTGCCACAACGTTGATTCCATTGCTTGTTTCGAAATGCGTATTTGTCCATTTCTTACTTTGATCTCGGTCTTCTGGTACTAGATCACCATAAACTCCTTGTAATAAATGATTGTTTTCGAGTTCTTGTTTAATGCTCTCAAAATGAAAACGAGCATCTTGTAATACATTTGAAATATATAAAATTACTGGTTCAGTTCCATAAACAATGTCATGGATCGTATCGAGTTTAATCCATGTACTTTTTGCATGACCACGAGGAAAAACGATCGCACTATCATTTCGTTTTGCTACTTCGTTAATCAAATCGAGATGACATTCTGGAACATTTTCTTGTCCTTTGATAATATGCGGAAAAAAATAACGCCCAAAGACGTCCAACATAGATTTCGGTTCTAGTGTAACACGAATAAAGCCAGCCTGTTTCTCCTTTTCAACAGCATGTAAATCGTTTAACCATTGTTCATATTTGTTCTTCATGTTGTTCGTCTAGGTATTCGATAATAGCATCAATCATCATATCAATTCGTGTTATGTCATTCACATCACGAAAACAACGCCAATCCTCATAAATTTCACTTATTCTATCTGATGGTCTCATATTCTCTTGGGTCTTTAGTAGTTAAATTTATGCAATGTACACAAGAAGCAACAGCATTATCATTCATGCAATTACATTGTGGATCATTCAGACGATGCTGTGAATGACAAAGACAATTACATATCCCATTCATATATCATAGTGAAAGCGCGTTGCCTCAGTGGTTTTTCCTCCATGCTGTGACAATTTGTCACAGGTTAGGAGAGCTTTTTCATAGCTTTAGCTAGTTTTTTGTTTATTTGTTTCTAGCGCACGCGCTTGATTAGTTTACAATAAGGTTACAATAACAAATCCCTACTTGACAATTCATCTCGAGAAAGGGCTACCCTCAAGAGTAAGTGTGGTTTTTTGAATTGTGGGAATTACCGATTGGTAAAAGGGTGTTGCGATCGCAACGAAGACATGGAGAGTAGCCCGTAGCTATGCAGATGAAGATATACACGACACGCATTTACCCCCATGCTTGTGTTCTGCATAGCTATCGATTACCCTCTTCTTTTTCTATATTCTTCAACCAACCAGCAACTCTATCTTCAAGAGTTTCTGTATGTTTTACTAATTTACCATCTGGCATTTTAAGAGTTTGAGTATATTTGATACTCCTTCCTATTGCATCGCGCATGTCATCATCGATATTGTCACTTTCCAGCGCTTTCTTTACCAGCTTGTTGTGTAATGCCATTAGTTTCATATTCTTTTACGTTAGCTTTTGGATTCCAATGTTTTACTCGTTTATTGCCTTCAGCCCCAAAATCAAGCAAATCTTTACCATCTGCACCAGTAAATTCTTTTCGTTCACTAAATTCAGTTTTCCTTTTTCTTTTTAGATAATCCATAGCATTTGTGTAGCTTTCATCAACACCCTGAACCGCCCTCATTCGTGCTTTTAATACTGGTTTGTTACGCAAAGCATTTAATCGTTCTAAAAGTTCTTTATCCTCTTTCACCCAATTATAATAAGTTTGTGGGGTAATACCCGCATAAAAACACATCTCATCGATGCTTGCATCTATTGCAGCAGCCTCTTCTAACTTTTTTATTACCATATCTGTTTTTTTCTGTCTTTTTTGCGCACCAGTTGGATTTTTTTTGGTTGGTCGAGCCATATTACAGTTTTTTAGCTTTTTCCCCCGTATAATCTTCCCATCTCTTTATTATAACATCAATATATCTTGGATCTAATTCCATTAAAAATGCTCTACGATATGTTTTTTCGCATGCAATCATTGTTGAACCAGAGCCACCAAATAAATCCATTACAATATCATCCTGCTTACTTGAATTCGTTATTGCATATGTTATAAGTTCCACTGGTTTTTGAGTTGGATGTACGTATTCATTTACCTTATCCCTTTTCATTGACCAAATAGTGGTTTTACCTTCTTGTTCCGCTTTTTTTTGTTTTTTTACCCAATTTAATAACTGTTTTTCTGTTTTTTGAAAATCCCAAACTGTTGAATGTGTTCTATCTCCATAAAATTCAATTTTAGAATCCTTTTTTCCTGCGTAAAAAAATGGTTCATGTTTCCATCGATAATCACCCCATCCTAATGCTGACATTGGTTTATTCCAAATCAATTGATTTTTAATTTCGTATCCATTTTTATGTAATGCTATTTCAAATTGTGATTGTGTCCGAGAAGCATGAAAAACATAAATGCCAGCACCTGATTTTACATGTTTTGAGTATCTTGTAAATACTTCATTTAAAAATTTATCAAAATCTTTTTC